AGCGGACCGACCCGCTGGGCGACCAGCGACTCGGCCGTGTCGATGGTCGCCTGTAGCACGGCCTCGTCAACATTGGTCGACGACGGGGACATGCGCAGGTAGGCCATCGCCTCGTCCAGGAGGATGACGGACACGGGTCAGCGCTGACGGGTCGAGCGCTTCGGGGCCTCGGCCTGCTCGGGCGCGAACGCTGCGATCTGGGCGTCGACCTGCTTTGCGCGGTCGGTCAGGCCGCGACGCTCATACCCGTCGCGTTCGGCTCGCAGAGCGGCGACGTGCGCGGCACGCTGCCCAGCAGCGGTTTCGGCCTCGGTCGGGGCCGGGGTGTTGTCGGTCTGGAACATGAGCGTGGTCCTCTCGGGTCAGCCCAGCCCCAGCACCGAACGGGGCACTGGGGCTGGGCTGTGGTCGATCAGAAGGTCGGCTGGATCAGGCCGGTGCCGGAGATGACCGAGATCGACTTGGGCGAGCGCTCGGACATGACGGCTGCGTAGGCGTAGAGCCGGAACACGACCTGGGCCTCCTTGGCCTTGGTCTCCCGGAACGCCTCGGCCTTGCGAGAGCCCTCGTAGAGGGTCACGTCCTCGGGCCGGATCACGATGATCCGGTCCTCGTTCGTGCCCGCGCCGAGGTTGGCCGGGATGTTCGGGTCCAGGAAGATCGGCAGCGACAGGCCACGCAGCTTGCCGGCCAGCCCCTCCGGGATCGCGCCGTCCGTCTGCGCGAGCAGCGGGATCGCCGACGCGATGTCGTCCGAGACGAACGGCCGGTTGTTGGCGTCCAGCGCCGCCTGGAACCACGCCCACCGGGTGGGGGTCATGTAGACCTCACGAGCGGGCTTGAAGCGCGCCGTGTGGATCTGACGGGCGGCGTCGACCAACTTCGGCCAGACCTCGGGGACGGTCGGGGTCGCGTCGGTGTAGGTCACCGCGTTGACGCCCGAGACGTTGAGCAGGCCTCGCTTGTTCGTCGCGTTGTTGTTGATGACGAACAGGTCGATCCGCTGGGCGTAGTCGTCGGCCAGGTCGCCGAGGACCAGTTCGTCGATGTTGATCGGCGACTGCTCGACCAATTGCAGGGAGACGGTCTGGACGCCACCGATGGTGGCGACGGCCGATGTGACCGACGCGGACGTCATGTCCGTCTCGGACAACGCCGTGCCCTGCGTGGCCTGCTCGGCGGTGCTCGTGCCGCCCGTCACGCGGGGGAGCGAGATCGAGTCCGTGCCGCCCGGGAGCGGGGTGTTGCGGACCCGGTTGGCGATGACGCGACCCGGGCGGGCCAACTTCTCAAACTCGTTGACCAGCCAGATAGGCGGGACGAACTCGCCGCCCACGCCGTCCGTGGTGCTCAGCGCGCGGGCGGCGTGGGCGACCTGCTCGTCGTTGCGCCGCAGGCGGTCGGCCGACTCGCGCCGCCCGTAACTCGTGGCCATCCACAGGTCACGGAAGTAGGAGTGCTCCCCGCCGCGACGGTAGACCTCGGGCTCGTCGCCCACCCGCACGCCAGCGCGGACGGTCGGGGTCGGGGTGATCTGACGGGCGAGGGCGTCGGCCGCATCGTCGCGGGCCTTCTCGGCCTCCAGCTCAGCGACTCGCTCCCTGGCCTGCTCGATCTGCGGGTCGAAGGCGTCGCGGGCCGCGATGGCCGAATTCACCTGCTCGTCGGTGATGGACGCCCCATCGGCGCCCAGGGACTCGCGCATCTTCACCAGCGCGTCGGTGTGCTCCTGCCGCTTGGACAGCAGGCCGCTCAGTCGCTCGCGCGCCTGGGCGATCAGGTCGTCGAGAGTCATCTCGGCGTCTCGCTTTCTGTGAGTGTGATCGGTTGGCGCCGTGCCACTGGTCTGGTATGCCGCTCTGGCCTCAGCGAGGCGGCAGTGACGAGCGAGGACATGGCTTCGACCCGTGACGGTGTGAGCCGCACGGGTGGTCTGTGGTGGGTGTGCTAGCGGACCTCGGCCAGGAACAACGTGACGCGCTGGCGCGCCAACGACGGCGCGGATCGCAGCGCCCCCGACGTCGAGGGGTTCGCGCCGTATCCGACGATCGCGACATCGCCACGGTGAATGTCGAACTGCGTGATGCGGAACTCGGTGTAATCAGGGGACCAGTGACCGGCCGTGATGCGGAACATGAACGACATCTCGTCGATCAAGCCTGCGCGCAACTTTGGCGCGATGTACGCAACATCGCCATCCGCGGGATCCAGGGATGGCGCATCGACACGCAGGCCGTGGTCGTCCTGCGAGAGCGTCAACGACCCGTTGGTAGTCCGAGCAATCCGGCGAAGCGAGTCATGCTGCAAGACGAGAGGGACATCCAGGTCGGCGCGGTTCAGGCTGTCCGTCGCCGCACCGGCCGACACGACCTCGGTGTACGGCCCGAAGAAGTCGTACATCTCGTAGGGCTGCTCGTAGGTGCTCGCATAGCCGGTGAAGTGCAACAGTCCCGAGTCGGTCGTCCCGTCCCGCAACTGCATGTCTGCACGGAAGGCGACCCGGCCCGCATTGGGGCCTTCCTCCTGTGAGGAACGCCGCTGCGTCGGACGATGAGAACGCTGGGTCACTCCGGCCGCTCGGGCCTCGGCAGCGCGCATGATGGCATCGGTCATGCCGGGACTCCTGTCTTGGTGCCGGGAGACGGGGCCGTCCCCTCGATCTGGTGCGTCTTGGCGATCTGCTCGTCGGTGAGCGGGGGCAGTTCGAGCAGCGCGCGCGCCTCGTCATGGGTGTAGACGTGCCCCTTGACACCGGACGTGAGAACCTCCAACTTGCCCTTGGCATCCATGCGCAATATGGCGTCGGTGTTGGCTCGGATATACCTGGGGTTGGCGACGAAATGCCGAGAGAACTTCGCCTCACGGCGGGCAATCGCCGGGCCGAGGTTGACCGTCAGCAGTTGCAGGTTGCGCTGGTTGACGTTCGCGTAGGTGATCGATCCCGTGCTCGACTCGGCGTCGATCATGTCGCCCGGAACGCCGATGAACCGGCAGATGTCCGAAACGCTGTACTTCATCGCGTCGATGAACTTGGCGTCCGACGCGGCGGCGGCCGAGGGTGTGTACTCCCAGTCGCTGCCAGTGACGAAGATGTCCCGTCTGCTGATGGCCGCGCGGAACCGCGCCTTGGCCGTGTTGGCCTCGTCCGGGTTGATCACCTTGGCGCGGTTCCGGAGGACGCCGGCCGGGCTCGCCCCGGACTGGAACCAATCGAGCGCGAACTGCTGGGCCGACAGGTAGTGTCCCGTCGCCCATGCAGCGTGTGCGATCGGTGATAGCCCGAGCGGGATGCCGGGAACGACGTACTGACGCTCGTGCCAGACCGACGCCTTCGGCTGCGGGACACCCTTGTGCTGGTACTCCCACGCACCACTCGACGATGAACCCACGACCGACCACTCGGACGTGTCCGTCAGTTCCACCTGGGCAGGACGGCCCGCGCCGTCAACCGCCGCGACGAAGCCGAAGACGTTGCCGAAGCGGTCGATGTCGAACTGAGTGGCGTACATCCACTCGTTCCACAACCATCCGGCCGAAGGGTCGATGAGCATTGGTGGCTTAGGGACCTCGATGGCCCGACCGCCAACCTCCCTATACGGCTTCCACGGCAGGGTTGAGATTAGGTCGGACCGCAGGCGCAGAGCCGCCCACATCGCCCCAACCCGCAGGCTGGACTTCGCGGTCGCCGCGCCATTGCCGAGATGACCAGCCTCGGAGTTGAGCGGTGGGCGGAACGCCTCGAGGTCGGCCGAGCGCCGGAAGAGAACGCTCACCGGGTCAACCGCCACGACAGCAGGAGACACGCCGCGCCGGCCACCAGGAAGGCGGCGGGCCACCACGCCAGGGCAGCGAACGTGACGATGAGGGCGATGCCCAGGAGGTCGAGCAGGGTCGTCAGCACTGCGGCCTCCCCATCAGTAGATCGAGTCGAGCGGGTCATAGTTCGGGGTCTGCCCGAGCAGCCACAGCGCCCGCGCTACCGCAGCGACCGGGCCAACCTCCGGCGCGTCGCGCAGGACGAACGCCCGTTCCCCGCTTGTCGTTTGGGGCCGCCACCGGGCGGCCTTCACACCGTCGTTGAGCGCGGCCTGATTGCCGTGCCGCACCGACGAGTCGTTGATCGCGTCCTCCAGGAGGCCGCACGCCGCCGCAAACTCGGCGCCATTGACCGCCTCGAACGGCACACCCTCGCGCTCCAGCTCGTCGCCGAACGCCGACGTCGCGACCGTGCCGCCCCACTCGCTGGTGAGCCGCTTGCACTCAGCGACCGCGCTGTATGCCGCGACCGGGCGCCCGTCGTTGGCAAGCATGACGTGCGTGGCCCCGTCATCGCGCGTCCACGCCACGGCGATCCACACGTCACGGTCGCCGGTCAGGTCCAGGCCGAACACGACGTTACTTCCACGCTCGGCGTGCGGGTCGGCGAGTGTCAGCCAACGGGCGTGGGCGAGCGCGCCGCCAGTCGACTCCGGGTCATCCCACAAGCTGAAGAACTCACGCGCCCACTCGGCGGGCGGCAGCGACCGCCGCTGGTCCTCCAGCGACTCCTCGGTGATGCGGCCCGACCACAAGGCCGGGTTAGCCTGCCACCACAGCTCTCGGTCGTCATAGGCACAGCCCTCAGTCCCCACCGCGTGAGCACAGAGGCGGTCAGCACACGGGTGCATCCGAGCGCCGTACTCGACATAGGCCAAGCGCGCGTCCTTGCCACTGCGCCCACGGTTGCGGATTCGCCGCAACTGCTCCGACGTGATCAGGCCCGCCGACGACGCGATACGCACCTGAGCGCCGGGGCGGGTGAGCATCGTGGGGTAGATCGCGCCAACGTGCTTGGGCTCAAGGTAGAGCGCCTCGTCGAGCGTGATCCGCTTGACTCCAGTTAGGCCACGCGAGGACTTCCCCGTCCGGCTGCGGAAGTCGATCCGCGCCCCAGTCTCCTTGTGGCGGATGCCCATGTCCTGGTGACCCTCGTAGTAGTCCACGAGGTCGTCGTACTCACGGTTACTCCCGAGCCACGCCCGGAAGTCCGCGAATGTCGCCTTGGCCGTATCGACGAGGTGCGCCGACCAGATGTGCCGTTGGACGCCGAACACGAACAGGTCGGCGATCGCCGCGATACCAAGCGTCGACGTCTTGATGTTCTGGCGCGGGCCGATGACCCCGACCTCGAATGCCGCTGGCCGATCCGGTGCCCGCTCGGCGTAGATCGAGTCAAGAATCCACTGCTGCTCAGGATCGGGCGGCAGGCCGATGTCAGCCCCGACCTTCGCCGCCAAGTCACCGTGCGTATGCCGATGCGACGGCCGATGCCGATACAGCGGCTCGTACATCACGCCCCTTGGGCGCGGCGTGCTGCCAACTGATCCCGCAGCGCGTTGGGTGCCGAGGTTGCGCCCGCTCCCCGCGTCGCCGTGGCGAGCGATGATTCCAGCCGGGCGACAAGGGCCGCCAGCGCGGAGCCCGTGTCCGGGCCGGGCTGGTCGATCCGGCGCGCGATGGCCAAGCACGCCTGACCCATCGGCGTCTCGATGCGCCCAGCCTCGGTCAACGCCGCCCGCGTCGTTCGCTCGACCCCGCCCATGTCGGGCTCGGCGGGAGGCACTTCGCGAGTCGGCATCGGGAGGGCGACGACCTCACCGCCACGCTGCGCACGCTTCCTGCACCGGTCGGAGCAGAACTTGGCGCGAGGGTTGCGGGCATCGAACTTGACCCCACACGCGCAGGTGACCTTCATGGGGACCACCTACCTTGTCCGGGACGTCGCTCGCCGGTCGGGGAAAATTGTCGGC